AAAACGTCTATTTTTGGATAGGTAAAGAACATGATACAGAGATGAATATCGATAGAATAGTTTCAGCACCTAATATTGATAATATACCAACCAGTGCACTTAACTTTGTAGCAACATTTGACAATCCTTGGTATATTAAAAATCAAAATATAACTTTAACAGATAATGAATATGCACAATATGTTAGAACAGACGTAGGTCCATATCCAGTAGGTCAGGAATGCTTTATTATTCCAACACAAGATGCACCAAATAATCTAACTGCTACAGTAGTCAATGATACAACAAGTGAATCAATTAGCTTAGAGGAACAAGAAGACACAGACACTGGTAAAACAACATGGATGTTCACAATGCCTGATGCACCAGTAACTATAACAATAGGTGTACAAGCTTAAGCTTCATATCACACTTATAGAACAAAGTACTATATTATACAAAAATAACTATATTAAATTATGTTAAACTCAGTGGAAATCCGCGAAGCTATTTCTAAAGCAACTATGAGAGCGAAGGAAATTGTCGAATTGTGTAAAACTGAAGTCAGAGAAATGACTGAGGAAGAACAAGCAGAATTTGATAATCTCCGCGCTGAAATAGATGACAAAAAGAAAGAACTCAAATCATTAGAAGAAAAACTTCGTTCTTATGAAGAAGAACTTCCTAAAGAAGACGAAGATGAAAAAGAAGACACAGAAGAAACTAGAAATATACACAAAAGAAATACAATGAAAAACTCAATCGTAAAAGAATTGCGTAATGCAATCGATAACAACATTAAGACAATCACTATCAATGCTGAAACTCGTGCAATGCAAGTAACAGGTGAATCTGGTGTTCATGATTCAGTAGTTGAAACTGAAATCGAAGGTATACTTGAACCTTTATATGCAAATTCAGTATTAGCACAACTTGGCTGCCGCTGGTATACAGGTCTTCCAAAGGGCGACGTTCAGATTCCTATCATGGGTAAAGGTAGTTGTGGTTGGCTTGGAGAAGTAGATGCAGCTTCTGCAACAAGCAACTCATTTACAACAAAGAAACTTTCTCCAAAGCGTATTTCTGCATATGTAGACATCTCTAAGCAGTTACTCGCACAAGATACAATCGGCGTTGAAGCTGCTATCCGTAGAGATATCGTTAATGCTTTGAATGACAAGTTACAAGCAACAATCTTAGGTAATGAAGACAAGACAGATGTTAAGCCAGGTGGATTATTCTATAACGCTTCATATACAAGTATTGCAGATTATAAAGATCTTTGCGAATTTGAATCAACCTTAGACGATGCAAATGTTAACGGTCAAAAGAAATACTTACTTGGTACTGGTGCACGTGCTGATTTACGTTCAATGATTAAGGGTACTAATAACACAGGAATGATCATGGAAAACAATTCAGTTGATGGTACTCCTGCATTATGGGCATCTAATATCAATGGCGGTGCTGATAATAAAGCAAAATTCGTATACGGTGACTTTAACTATCTTGCTATCGGTAGTTGGGGCGATGTAGAAATTACTGTAGACACATATACACAAGCAGTGAACGGATGCGTACGTCTTGTCATAAATGCATTCTTCGATGCTGCTGTATTACGTCCTGAAGCATTTGCATTCGGTCAGATTTCGGAATAACTTCCTTAACATATAACATGTCTTTATACACAGACATGTGACTAAATATTAACATTTATCTTATACATAGGGCAGGGCTAAATGCCCGCCCTTTTTTGAATAGAAATACATAGACAAACAATATGTATCTTACACTCGATGAAATAAAGCGTCAGTTGAATATTGATTTAGATTACGATGGAGACGATGAGATCCTTACTTTGATGGGTGAATCTGCTGAAGACATCGTATCAAATTTGATTGACACACCTTTAGATGAGCTTGCTGCTGAAAATGGCGAATTGCCTGCTGGTGTACGTCATGCACTTAGAATGCTTATAGATTGGGAGTATTCACAACAGCGAGGGAGCTCAAGCGAAGCAATTGACATTCCTACAGCAATCTATACAATTTTAAAACTATATCGACACTTCCAATGAATTCAGCTCTCCTTAAAAATGCTATAGACATATACGAATTAGTTGAGACAAAGACGGAATATGGTACTATTAAGAAATCATATGAGCTTAAGTATCATACACGTGCCTTTGTTCGTTTTAATTCAGAAAACCAAGTAATTTCTGAAGGTGAGGTATATTATCCTATTACAAGAACGTTCATCGTCAGATCATATGTGCCTGTGATAGAGACTGATGTGATTGAATTTGAAGGCAAGCGTTATAAAATTATGAGCATCAATAAGAATCTGTACTATGCAAATACAGAAATTGTTGCGACACTTATCAATCAGTAATGGATGGAATAACACTTAAAATTGAAGGTACATTAACCGCACCTTTGAAACAACTTAAGGACGAATTGCCTCGCGCAGAAAAACACGCGCTTTATCGGGCCGCGTACTATTTGCGTTCGAAGATTAGAGAATCATTATCTTCAGCAATTCCGAAGGCAACACAATCAAACCCTAAGTATAATGATACACTTGTTGATGCAGTTGGATTTACGAAAGTAGATGGTGCTTCACTTAATATCAATGCGATGGGTAATCGTAAGAAGGGCTCAGGTACATTCCGCGCTCGTTTCTTTGAAGCAGGAACTAAAGACCGTTATCAAAAAAGTCGTAATGGTGTCAAATTGCAGAAGAAGAAATACATCGGAAAGATTAAGCCTACATGGTTTTTCCATAAAGCAGTAAACGCAAACGAAGCACAGGCAGTCAAGCTAATGGAAGACGTCATTTCAGAATACGTAAATATCGCAATGAAAAATACAAATAGATAACATAAATATCAATCATGGACAACTCAATTTTGATTAGTCGCTACATTCAGCAAATCTTAGAGGAGAACGAAGAGGTAATGACAATCTTGAATAATGACGATAAAAAAATATTTACATTGAATCGTTCTGACGAATTGCAATTCCCTTTCATTGCCCATCAGAGATTGAATATCATGCCTACATACACAAAAGATTTTCATTGGACAAACAGGGTTACATATTCAGTAAAATGTGTTTCCAATGATTACGAAGAAGTCTTAGCATTAGCGAACGCAGCAAGACATGCATTGGAGACCTACAGATGGAAAGACGAGAACATATGTATTGAGCCTATCCAATTAGCATCTGTATCTGAATATCTTGTTGACGATGGCATAGTAGAGGAATTACAATTTGAAACAATCGTAAAATGAAAATGATCTATAATCACACTACGTGTTGATATTCATCATTACATAAATGATCTATATTTAACTAATAACAAAACACAAAAGACAATACAAAAATATGACATAATATATTATGGGATTCACAAACGCGAATATACTTAATGGTTCACAATTAATTGTTGAATTCACTCCAGAAGGCGGAAATAAAACCGTAACTGCATTCTCAACTTCTCACTCATTTAATATTACAACTTCGCAAGAAGATGTCTTGACAAAGGAATATGGTAAATATCCTGGCAAATTGATTGGTACCGTAGAATGGGAAGTTACATGTGAAAACTTAGCAGGTGATCAAACTGTATCAAGTATTGCTGCTCTTATGAATGCATTTAAAGCACAAGCAGCAACAGGTAAGCCTGTTACTCTTAAATTCGGACAGGTCGCAAGTACAGACTGGCGTAATGGTAAAGGTACAATGGGAAAAACAACCGAAGGTGAGCTTGATGAATTTGCTGGCGTTGAAAATGCTATTTTGAAAGGTCAAGCAATTATCACTTCCCTTTCAATGAACGCGCCGGCTGGTGAGAACGCTACAATCTCAGCTACATTTACTGGTGTAGGTGCAATCGATGGATGGGGTGACGATAGCAATTCAAATTCTGGAAATCAGGGTACTCAAGGCACTCAAGGCAATTAATAAATTACTAAATTACAAAGTGAACAAACATATAGGAGGACGTTAGAATCCTCCTTTTGTTGTTTATATATCATTACTATATTATATTAAACTATTTCATACATTTAAGAATGAATATATAATAACAAAAATACAAAAATATCATTATAAATTTATGCTTACACGAGTAACATACGGTAACGATTTTTCTATAAAAGTCCCAGTTGTAAGAGCACAATATGAGACATCAGGTCAAGTATGGATTGACTTTGATATCGTTCAATGTAAAGATGTGCGTGTATCACTTATATGCACTAAGCATCAGACTGTTATTCCTCTTGAATGGAGGATTGAAGACGGTACAAATAATGTAATAATTGCAGACATACAAGGAAAGTGGCTCCATTCAGGTGCAATCTATGGTGTCGAAATTGTAGGATTAGATACTGAAGACAGAGCATGGCGTTATTACAACAATAGTGTATTCTCAGTTATTAATACGACTGCAGGATCATATATGAATGAAAACCTAATGGAAGACCCATTAGTTATTAATGCACAAGTCTCATTAGCAGTTAATACGATTATGGGACCTCAGGGCCCACAAGGAAGTCAGGGTGCTAAAGGAGATAAAGGAGCTGACGGAACTATGTCGTTTAACGATTTGACTCCAGAGCAAAAAGAATCTTTACGTGGAGAGCAAGGACCTGCTGGACAACAAGGCGAGAAAGGCGAAACTGGAGAGCAAGGACCTGCTGGACAACAAGGCGAGAAAGGCGAAACTGGAGAACAAGGCCCTGCTGGACAACAAGGCGAGAAGGGTGATAAAGGTGATAAAGGCGACAAGGGAGATACTGGTGAACAAGGCCCTGCTGGAGAACAAGGCCCTGCTGGAACAACTGATTATGATGAATTAGAAAATAAACCTACATTCAAAACTATTAACAACGAATCAATATTAGGTGAAGGCAATATAACAATTGAAAGCGGCGCAGATGTAGAACCAGCAAAAATTGTCGTAACAGATGAAGAAGT